GCGTAGTTTTGGGAATTTTTTAGATAATTTAGAAAACTCATCATACTTATAGTCAACCGCAATAGCTACTTCATCGAAATACGAATGATATTTCTCTAACAAATTAGCAACTTGTTCTAATTCATCTTTAACAATTATTGCAAGAGCGAGCTTGCTCATATCAAAACTCCTTTGGCACAGTGAACATTTTAAATTTCTTAGCAAACCACGTAATAGGATATTCTTTGGTAATTAACTTCTCTTGATACAAAGACTGGAATGATATTTCTAAAAATTGCAGTAAACCTGGAGGGAAACTTAACGCTAATCGTAAATCTTTTGTCTTATTAGAACCGAATTTATTCTTTAAATCTTCTCGCTGTTCCCGAAGTTCCTTTAAGAACTGTTTCATTACAGCGGAATTATCAGCGATATATGGCCTCTCACAGCATGGATCTGGTTGCGCTGTATATTCCGTACCACACCAACCACAATACAACTTCTTATCTTTTAGCCAGATATTGATTAGCGCGCGGATAGCATCCTCGCGTGAACCTTTTTGTATTAACATAGTATGTGGGGGGCTTTGCCCCGCCCCCCATAGGGTTTAGACTACAGTAAGCGTTGGGTAACGAAACCAGCACCGTCATGCAAGCATTCCAGTGTCAATTCCCCGATAACTTCACCGTTTGTAGCGTCACCAGTCTTCGCTAATTCACGCATAAATGGACTACGCAAATATGCAATACGGAACATATCTTCGTTAATACCCACAATGTCGTTATTAATGTCGCCTGATTGACCTGATACAAAACGATGTTTAAACAACTTAACCATCTTAGCTGCGTCTGATTGGTACACATCGACAGCGTTGACCAAACGACGATCTTCAACACTGACGTTTTTCTGTGTAGCGCCACCGACGAAACCAGAGATTTTACGCTTTAAGTAAATAGGAGCGTAAATCGCATTAACTTCTGTACCACGATTCCATACGTTTTCAAGGTAATTATTTAACATGTTTTCAGTCATTGAAACACCAGACTGGCTAGTAGTCAATGTCAACCATGATTTAATACCCCTTAAACGACGAGCAGCAGAACCAGAACCACAAGCTAATGAACCGCGCATTAACGCAAATTCAGTATCTTGTTTCCATTCTTTCATTGCTTTACCACTTTCATATACATAACGATCACCAGCTTCACCAGCAGAAACAGTGGTACGTTCTGTATCTGAAATTGAATAACCAACGCGGATAATCTGGCACCAGTTGGTTAAACGTGTGGGGCTAGTACGAGTAGGATATGACGCGTCGACACCTTCGACATAAGCGTTATCACCTGGCGTTTTTAATGTATCCTTCAACCATTGGTGAAGAATATTGTTAGCACTAGATTTACCTAAACCAGACACTAACTGGTATTCCTTATAGTCTAAGTTCGTGATGACATCAAGTAAGTCTTCACGATTTGCCGCGTTGTCATACGTATATGCTACAGGCATATTATTATCCCTTTAAGAATCCGTTCTTATTTAAATAAGCACGGATTGCATTATCAGCAGCTTGCTTACTTCCAGTCCTTGCTAATTCCTCTTTAGCTTTAGCAAATCCATCTCCGCTACCAGCACCAGCAGGAACGCCGCTTTCGACCATTGTTTTACGTTGCTCTTGCTTAACAGCAGTCTTTAGCATTTGTGCTTTCCTTCCGTTATTAACAGCAACATCACGCATATACCTACCATACGCAATGTCAGAGGCAATACGTAACGCATCAGGACGATTTGCTAGCTCCGGTGAACGCATCACTTCGCTAATCATATTCGTTAGCGGATGATCCATTCTCCAGTTCTTGTTACCTAAAGCATCCGTCGTAAAGCATTCCTGAAACGCAGGATCGCTTAAGATAGACTGTTCGGTACGCATCTTAATCATCTCATTCTGACGCGCTAATTCTTGCTTCTTTTCCCGCTCATCAATAAGACGAGCGAAACGCTGCTCTTGTAGCTTTAACTTCTCTGCTTCTACTTGAGGACGTAAGTGAGGACTCTGAAGTGCAATCTGCTCTAATTCCTCAATTGTGTACGTCTTTTCCTGCGGAGTTTGCACCTTCTTTACAATCGTCTCTTCAATCATCTGCGGTAAACGATCGGTAAGTTCCGCCAACTTCCTCTGGGTTTCCATATAACGATTCTTATAAGGAACGCCAGTTTCGTCTACTGCTTCGAATGCCTCTTGACCGCGAGGAGCGGATGACGACTGTTGGACATCTTCTTGGCCTGAAGCGACCTGGCCCTCTTGTCCTTGAGTTTCTTGCGCTTGCGCGTCAGTTGCCGTAGCTGACTGATTCACGACATCATTTGGGTCTTCCATTGTTCTCCTTATGGTTTTAACGCTATGCCAGCGAGTTAATATCCGTACATCGTGAACTGACCCTTAGTTCCGACTTTTCCCAATTCTTTTACAGCATTGAAATTAAATACTTTAGGATTTTGCTTTAATTTATCAATCTCTTCATCATTAAACCAAAACTCACCAGGCATTCTATCAATAGTTCCTCTAGTCAATGCCGATGCTACCGATGCCGCACGTAACGCTGCCTTCTTAGACCTATCATCCTTAAACTGACCAGACATGAACTCATTATAAAGCCTACTATTTTTCTCGTAGTAAGCCCCTGGATGATTAATAACCTCGGTAATGCTATAATTCTTAGCGCCAAATTCCTTCTTGCCACTTTCTAATCTATTTAAAACTGTGCTTCCTACATATTGCATGAATTTATCGTCCTGATTAGCACCAGCAGCGTAAATAACTGCAGCTAAAGGTTTTAAACCTGTAGTAGAAATACCGCTCTTTAATGACTTATTCTTCATTACGTAAAGTCTCCAACCGCTCTTTAGATTTCTGCATTACACTCTTATATTCTTCTAACGCATTAACCAATGTAATACCAGCTAATTTCGTGATACGTAACTCACTTAATCTATTAATATCCTTCTCCAAATGCCACACAGAATCGATATCCTCAATCGCCTTCTTAAAGTCATCCACTAAGGCTATATACGCGCCATTATCCTTAAGCCCCTCATATATAAACCTGCATTTCTCAATCTGTTCTATTAACTCTTGCTCCACCTGAGCAGCAGTCTTATTCATTGCTTCTCTCCTTTGACATCGACGCCAAGTTCGCCGCATGTTCTTGTAATTCCATCTGCTTGTTTAACATCCTGCCCTGTGCATCTGGCATAACACCTACAGACTGTAATACCTGGGCTTGTTCTACATCCGTCAAATCCTCAAATGTAGGCTTTATAATAGCACCAGGAGGAGTCGGTTGCGGAGGCTGTATCTGTGGATTGATAAACTGCTCCCAACCTTCTATATCCAATGTCTGATAGAACCTCTTTAACCCTGCAATCATCTGGATAGGTGTTATCACGCCAGATTGTATCAACACAGGATTAGTTACCGCTTGCAATATCTGCTGTGCCTTCTGCATCTTGACATTGGGATTGGTATTCTGATCAGTTCCTCGTACAGTAAACCGATAGCCACCTTGAATTTCTTCTTTTGATAACCGAATCTTCTCCCAGCCATTTTCCCCAAAGTACATGAACTCTTCTTGGTCATTACCGTACTGACACCATAAATCCCATATCATCTGTACTGTATCAGCAAAAGAACTCCTAAATTGGTCAACATCAAGCGCGAATATCGTATTAGCCGACTGCTGCTGCATTTCTACTTCGCCTAATGTCCTAGGCTGTCTACGGTTAATCTGGCTTTGTAACGTATAGTCAATCTGACCAATTAACTCCTCAACCCTGCTTAATAAAATCTGCTCTTCCCGCTCATAGCTAAACTCAATATTCGGGTTATGCTGATTCAAAACCGCCAACGTATCTGTCAACGGCTGGCTACCACGCACAGGGATAGCCTGGTTAGGTGCGCCCGTCAATAGGTTAGGATTAATCATACCAGCACGATATAACTTCACAGGCGACACATTTGCCGACTGGTAGTCAATCTTCATGTTATGCTGTATGTCAACTTCCTTAATCAAATCTTCCGCTATAGCCACAATCCCACGATGAGCATAAAACCTATCAGTCGTTAGCTCATAGAAGTACTTAACTAAAGGCCACTTACCATGATCAAATGGCAATCCAATCTTACGCATCAACTTGCTAAACTCTGGCGCAATCGTGATACACACCTTCTGGGTATTACCATCACCATTTAGATCATACCAGCCATACCATTCCCAAATCTTTACTTGCTTATTAGGCCCATTAAGCCTATCAATCCCTTCAAATGTGTCTAACTGACGATACTTCAAGTCCCTTGTATCAACCCCTTGGTATCCCTGTAATTCATTAACACCTTCAATATCCCATCCCTTATAACTAGCGCAGCGCTTCACCTCATCAAAATCCATCTCATATTCATGACATACCCAAGGAGCCGTCTGTAAATCTACACCGGTCACAGATGAGATATAAACCTTAGTCGGCTCTACAACCGCCACATCCGGTCTATTTACCAGCACATCCATTACCTTAAACTTAACCTTCATCTTTGCTGACAGAATCTCTAATGCCGCCTTCTCTAGCGCTGCAGCATTATCTCCCACAACCGTCTCTGACATATCGACATCATATTTATCTACTAAATACTTAACAACATCCGGTAAGTCAGTATTCCCATCAAACAAGAAGAAAGCCTCTTCTACTTCCAAATCTTCTATTTTCCACTCCTCATTGCGCGTATTTACCTCATAACGCCAATAAGGCTTCATTAAATACATCCCGCCTTCCAACGTCTGGTCAACGGTAATTGTCAGCTTATTCTTAATCTTTATCTGATCCATCAACAAATAATCGACAAACTTCTCAATCTTAAGCGCCGTATCAAAGTTACCAGAAGGCCCAGGTATGCACTGCACCGCAGGACGTGTACCTACCAATACATTTACTACTGCACTTTTTAATTTTTTAATCTTTATCTCGGCGGTAGGCATCCGTAAATTAGATGCGCCGATAAACGGATAGGTCTTAGCCTTCTTTATCATCATGCGAATACGGTTATACTTGGCTTTGTTATTAGCCCAAGTAGTCGTATCGCCTTCTGCTTTTCTGACACAATCTTTGATATATGTGACAATATCTTTTTGTTTTTCCATTAGTACCTTCTAATAGTCAATGCCATACCCACTTGCGCTACTGCCAATTATCACCGGTTCTTTATACGCATCGTAATCTTCAACTTTGTTATTACTATCATAATATACTGGTGTCAAGATGTTTTCCGCATAACTTAAACAGTCTACCAAATCGTCATGTTGACTTGAGCCGATTGTCAATAACTCATCACGCGCTTCTAAGTGGTCAACGTGTATGTAATACTTCCCCTTCTCAAACAATGGTTGCAATGCCGCAACAATCCTATGCTTCTTGTTACGTATATCCTGCCCCGTCGCTGAATGAAACACGTTCTTTAATTCTACAATCGGAGCATAAATCTTCCTTACCTCAGCCGCCTTTATCAGACCATTAAAGAATTCCCTGTCCCCTCCTCCCGACGGACAACCTAGCGCAGTACATGTATTCTTATGCTTGATGTACATGTTAAATATCGCATCCTGATATTCCCCCGTCGGTGCATGGCTTCGGTGATATTCTAATAGGTAACGGTTCTGATTTTTATCAATGCCAATTACTGCAGCAACCTTCCAGTCTCCCGTCACATCCTCCGTATACGCTGGGTCACACACAATCACTGTACTTAACTGTGCTGGCAACACATCCCAATAACGGATGTATTCTTCTTTTATAGGATTACTCTCATCAACAAGCGGGTTGTTCATGTATTCACTTGCAAACGCCCAACTGCCAATCTCACCTTTGCGATGCTGTAACCTTGCATGATCCCACATCGCCGGCCATAACTCGTAGCCTTCCTTCTCAATCCCGTCGATGTATGCCTGGTACTTCTTTTTCATCCAGCCATTCGGAACTTTCAATATGTCATTTAACACCGATAGCGGATGTATTAATGTGCCGATAATACAAAACTTTCCCGTCGGCATTAACGTGTTTAGACAACTCTTGAATATCCAATTTTTCAATTTCCGTCGCTGGTCTTCACTCTCACAGCCTTCATCCGTTTCAATATCGTCCAATATAATACAGTCAGGCCTAAACCCACGTATCTGTCCCCCAGCACCCTTAGCACGGATATTGCACACAAACCCATCCTTATGCGTGATGGCCATGTGCGTCTCATTCCACTTCTCACTCTTTACATCACCCCATAAAGCCATCAGCTTCTGGTTACTCTCTAATTCGTTCTTGATAAACCGCAAATGCTCACTTGCCAAATTCTCCGACGCTGATATGATGCAAATGTCCTTATGTTTCTTAAATAACGCACTGTGTAACGGATAGCACTTAGTTACTATTGTACTCTTCGCAAACCCACGCGGCGCTGCCAACGCAATCCTGTCATGAACTTTTAGTATCGAAAATATCTCTCTGTGGAATTTCGGAATTTCATTAGTCGTGCGTATATGTGGCAAGAATAAATCGATAAACACTGCCATATTCTCCGACAGCGCGTCATACGCCTTCGCAAATTCCGCCAACTCAGCTTTTCTTTGCTTCTGCTTAATCTCCTCCGCTGCAATATCAACTTCTTTTACTTCTACCATATTACTCGTCGAGGATGTGTCGAAAGCCTGTGCTTCCACTTCCTGTGGAAACAAAACAATACTAATAGAAGGACCTTTGCTGTCCTTGTCATAAACCGTCTTTTGTTTTAGTTTCCGAAATTTAAGCATTGATGGCCTCCGGCACACCCTCTAAAGCACTCTTTAGCAAGACTTCTTTCCCTTCATTGCTGGCTTCTTCCCTGACTTTTTTTTCATCCTCACTCACCCCCCTCATTGTTATGATTTCTACCCCAAGTAGCCGCATGAATTTCCAAGGCTTGCCACTCTGGTAGATGACAATATCCCCTCCGTCGGTGAAATACTTAGAATAGCTTAACTGCATGTCCCTCTTTAATGCTTTTTTAAACACCGATAGGCCTTGTGTACCTTCCTCTATATCTTTAATTATCATATACCGCCAGGGCTTCTCCTGGTGCAGTACAAGATAGTGTCCACCTTCCATTATCGACGCAAAATTCTTCTGGAAATCACCTTTAGGAAGTTTTTTAAACGGAACTATCATCTTTTTTTACCGATAAAGGAAGTGACGGAACCATGTTCTCCGTCGAGATTTCTTGGTATTCTTGGGACTTTGTCTTGATAAATGCTAACATTTCCGACGAGATGTTCTGAAATATAGCGATGTTTTGGTTTTCTATCTTCGGAGGATCTAAATATCCTAATGCTCGACCTGCAAGTTCCCAATACTTTGCCCTGTAACTCTCCGTCGTGGATTCGCGTGAAAGTTGCAATGTTTGGGCTATGTAATCTTCGCGTGATAAGAATTTCATGAATTATTGCTAGCATAAACTGATAGGGAGTGTCAAATAAAAAATGATTGACAGTTCGGAATTTTTGAATCTCCGACGAGAAAATGCTCAGCGACGAGGAAATTATTTTACCCGTCGAGGAATTGATGTTTTGTTAGAGTAAGTGCTGGAAGTATAGCGAATTTTTGAGGGGTCATATATATATCAGAGGCCGGCCTGGGGGGTGTATGCAATTCTTCGACGGGGAATTTTTTTCTATCGACGAGGTAACAATTCAGAACTTCTAAATATCAAAGATTTTGACCCTATATAAGGGTAGATTTGCCATTTTTGACAAAATCTGTATTTTAAATGCTTAAAATGGCAAGCGAACTTAACATAACCTATCTTATAGGAAGTAAAGTGTACAAGTCTTTGAATTTCAATAGTTTGCAATAGTCGATAGACTTAATAGAATTGTATTATCAGATTATCAGATGATACACAATTTCTGACAAAATATGCTTTTAAAGTGCCATTCTTGGCAAAAAAGTGATAAAAATGTTAGTTTGTTAGACTTTTGTTAGAGTTTTTTTAAAAAAATCTAACAGGGTTTACTCATTTGATACCAATAGGTTACAAAATCCTGTTAGAGTGTTAGAGTAAAAAAACACATATATGTTTACCCTGAGCCAGCCCAAAAATCAGAGATATATATCCAAAAAGGCTAACAGCTCTAACAGATTTCCTTATTTTTTTGTATTTATTTTTATATTTTTCTATAAGTATTTTTTTCTCCGTCGGAGAATTAGCAAAAAAAGACTTGACAAGAAAAAATCAAAATGG